TCAGCGTCAAATGTCGGGACTTGGGGCCGCAATTATAGAAGAAACAAAATCTCTGGAAATGCTGGAAGATAGAATTCTTAAGGGCGACGCGATTATTGCGGAAATGGATAAGGCAATATCCGAAAAGGAATCTATCGAATCCCTTGAATCAAAGATTCAATCGGCGGAAGCGATAAACAGGGCGATATCTGAAAACGCCCGATATCGGGCCGCCGCTTCAAAGGTAGAAAGCCTTGATAAAGATTATGAAAAGGCAACCGACGCGATCACGGCCCTTGAAAGCAAGAAAGCGGACCTTTTATCTTCGGCGAAATTCCCGATCGACGGCTTGGAATTCGGGGAGGACGTTTTACTATACCGCGGGATTCCGCTTTCCCAGATATCCGAATCTGAAAAGATAAAGGTCGGCGTCGCCGTATCAATGGCCTTGAATCCGCGCCTTAAGGTAATCCGAATAATGGACGGGTCCCTTTTGGATTCGGGATCTATGGCGGCCATAGAAGAAATGGCGCGGGATAAAGATTTCCAAATATGGATCGAACGGGTCGACGAATCCGGAAAGGTCGGGATATATATCGAAGATGGCGAAATCGGGGCCGGGAAAGCGGAGGGGTGAAAATGGAATTCCTTTTTCGCGTTTGGTTTTTAATCCTTTTCGCGACTATGCCGGCCGCCTTTATTTATTCCCTTTATTCTTTTTATCGCGGAAATCCGTTTAATGCCATTTATTTTTTGATCGTCGCTAAATGGGCGGCCGAATCAATACGGAGAAAATCACTTTAACCGATAGGGGTTTCAAAATGTTAATGATAACGATCGGGATCGACGATTCAAGGATAGAACGAAATGGGGTACTTAGCATATATCCCCAAGGGAAAGACGTTAACGGAATTCCGGTTATAAAATGCCAAGCGGAATTTTTCGATGTAAGAAATAACGATCTTCCGTTTCTTTTTGTTAGGGCCGCGAACGCGGCCGAATCGCCCGAAGCTATTTACGGGAAATTTTTCCCGGGACAACCGAATCCTTTCGCGGAATCGGTCGCCAAAAATCCCGGGAATCAAATCGCTTTCCCGGGTACACCTAAGCCGGCCAATGAATCGCCTGAACCGGGCGGACCGGATAAAGCGGAATAATCGGCTATCGGCCCGGGGCAAGGTTTTAAGCGGCTTTTCTTTTCCTTGCCCTGGCCTTTTTTATGCCCCGAAATAAATAATACTTGTATCACATATAAACAATTTATATATTTATTGGGTACTTAATAATTTTATCGAAAGGTTTATTATGGTTGAATCAAATGACAAAATATCAGGATTCATTAGGAAAAACTTTTCCGCCCTTCCGATCGGCAATGTAACGCTGGACGACGTCTTTGAAATTATTAAACTTTGGGAAATGGAGAAGGCGGCGGAAATGGCGGGGACGCTTACAAAGCAAAGTCCGGGGATCCCCGATCTTAGCGATCCAAAAAATAGCACCATTCTTATAAGAGGCCCCCAGGACGGGAAGCCGGGGGAAATGTATATCCTTGGGAAGAAAATAGAAGACGGCGATCTTGTCGCTAAAATATTCTTACGGTGTTATTCCGATCCGTTTTTAAATATCGATACCGATATCCTTAATTTTATGACTTCCCCGGAATCAAATCATAAGGACGACGTTGGACTACTTTACTCATGGGAACGGTATCGCCTGAAGATAGTATCCGAAGAAATAATAAACAAAAACACTTAAAGAAAGGGTTACCAAATGGAAGACGTAAGGATCGTAAAAAAATATGTCGCGAAAAACGGGAACGAATACGCGACTTCCCAGGAAGCGAAGCGGGAAAATTGCCGGATCGACAATAGGAAAGGAATCACCGATCTTTTTTTCGTATTAAAAGGCGACGAAACGGAAGCGGCGGGGATCGTAATTTCTAACGCCGATTATCTTTATATCGCTCTTAAGCCGTTCCTTTCCCAGAAGCCGAAGGCCGAAAAAAAGGACGGCCCGAAATGATCCCGCGTAAGATCGAAGTCGCGACGAAAGGGTTTTTCGGAAGTATTAATAACCCGCCGGAAAATATTGTCCCCGCTTACTTTCACGGATTTTTTTTAGCCGGGGATATCGAAGACGGTATCGGTCCGGAAGCGGTCGTTGAAATGGAAGACGGGGTCGTCGATACCTACGTCCCCGAAAAAATCCGTTTTATCGATCGGCCGCCGGCGGATCAAAAACCGAAAGGGGAATAAAAGAATGTACCTTTTTTTCGATACCGAAACGACCGGCCTTCCTCCCCGATACGACGCGGCGATAACCGATTCCGCATCATGGCCCCGCCTTGTTCAATTGTCCTGGCTTCTTTGCGACAAGGGGGCGAACGGGATCAAGAAAACGAATCGGATAATTTATCCGGAAATACCGATTCCCGAAGACGCCGCGAAGATTCACGGAATAACGACGGCCCGGGCCTTGGAAGAAGGCGCGGACCTTAAAACCGTCCTGGGGGAATTCCTTGCCGACTTCGCCTTCGCGAAAATCCTTATCGGACATAATATCGATTTCGACGAAAAGATCGTCGGCGCTGAAATCTTCCGGAAATACGGCCCGAAGGATTTTCTTTCGACGCGGGAAAAATGCTTTCTACGGAAGACGAAAATATGCACCATGAAAGCGGGGACGGATTTTTGTAAACTTCCAGGGAAATTCGAAGGAAAATTTAAATGGCCGAAATTAACCGAATTGCACAAGGCACTTTTCGACGGCGTCGATTTTGCGGAAGCGCACAACTCCGCCGCCGATGTCCAGGCGACGGCGAAATGCTTCTTTGAAATGAAACGGAGGGGAATAATAAAAATTTGATTATTCCACGCTTAAATGAATATTAATATTAATTAACTTCGTACAATCTGTAGTTGGCGTAAATTTTGCGGTTTTTAGATTTAATGCCGCGCTTAATTTAAAGGAGGTAGAAGGTGCAAATGACATTGTTAGAACTTGCTAACGCCCTATATGAAGGGCTTCCCACTCTTTCGAATCTTGCGGAGTCTATGGCTCGCCAGTATGGAAAGGCCGGGGCGTTGTCATTCTTTTCTATGATGGGTGATGACGTTCAGTTTTTCTGGTGTGATATTGCTCGCCAAATAATTAATCACTCGAAAGAGTGGGAAGCCAACGATGGATCGGCCTGTTGTCTTTCTAAAAACGAACATGAACGGTTGCGGACTGCGCGGCTTAAATTCGAGGAGGCCGCAAAACATCCGCCAACACGCCAAAGTACGCAAGCTCCCCAGGAGCCTACGGAATGATCTCATTCCTGCGCACATTTGGCTGGTCGTTGTGAAAAATGTTTTTGCGCGAATACAATACGACTCCGGCGGGAAATATGAGAAGGGTAATACATGGATCCGTTTTTCAAAGATGAATTAATCCAAATATATCAAGGGGATTGTCTTTCGATCCTTCCAAAGATCGATTCGGAATCAATCGATGCCTGCATAACTTCGCCGCCTTATTATGGCTTAAGGGATTACGGGGTAAATGGACAAATCGGTTTGGAAGAAACGCCGGCGGAATACGTAAAAAAACTTGTCGCCGCATTTCAAGAAATTAAACGGGTATTAAAAAATAGCGGAACGCTTTGGCTTAATCTTGGGGATAGTTATGTAGCAAATGGAAGCGGACAAGTACCACAGACTAAAAGCCACCCGGGAAGCGGTTATGCCGGAACTAACCGAAACGGGAAAACCGGATTAAAACAAAAAAATTTAATCGGTATCCCCTGGAAAGTCGCCTTCGCTTTACAAGCGGAAGGTTGGATTTTGCGCCAAGATATTATATGGGCGAAACCAAACGTTATGCCAGAATCGGTAACGGATCGTTGCACGAAAAGCCATGAATATATTTTTCTATTGAGCAAATCGAAAAAATATTATTACGATGCGGAAGCGATTCAGGAGAAAATGGCGGAATCGACAATCCCAAGAATGAATTATCGAAGAATGGGGAATAATAATAAATCATTAAAGAAGGAATATTCCGTAAGAAGTATTGAGTATTCAGAATCGGAGAAATTTGGTTTTAGAAATAAGCGGTCTGTTTGGACGGTCCCGACTTGTCCCTTCCGCGAATCCCATTTCGCGACCTTTCCAGAAGGATTAATAACGCCTTGCATACTTGCCGGATGTCCCCCAGGCGGAACAACTATCGACCCCTTTTCCGGCGCCGGAACCGTCGCCCATGTATCTAAAAAACTTGGAAGGAAATCTATTGGCATAGAATTAAATCCGGATTATATCAAAATGTCCGATAAAAGAACTTCCCAGGGGGTACTAATTTTATGAAACGCGGAAGAAAAACGTATTCGGGGAAATGTAACTTCAAAAAATATTGCGGGTCAAAAGTCGACGGTCAATGCACCGCTTCGCGGCTTTTACCTTGCAAGCAAAGGAATATGGGAAGGATTAATAATGAATAAAAATCAAGGTCTTATCGACGAAAAATATATCCCCGCCGCCGTCCGAATAATGGAAGCCTTCCTTATCGGGTATTTAATCGGCATAATAATACTTTTCGCTTTAAATAAATGACTTAATCCATTATTTTAAATATCTTTATGGTATGGACGATAAGAAAAAAAATAGCGAAAACGGAAAATCAAATAAAGGCGGAAAAGCGCCGGAACCTACGGCCCCTGCCCGCGCGTCGGTCGGAAGCAACGGAAAGAATATTGCGAATCTTACGGCCCTTGTTCCTTACATCCCCCTTGACGAATTAAAGAAGGATCGCCCGGGCCCGCGTCCGGCCGCCCCGGTAAAGCACCCTTTCGACGGCGATCAATACTATACGAGTAAGCCGGACGCGGTCAAGCCGGACGCGGAGGAAGTACGCAACGCCGGGAAGATAGAGGGAGAATACAACGCCGCGGTTATCCAAGCGGCTTTTCTCGAAATAGTAAAAGAGAAACACCGCTTCCCGAAATATAAGGAACTGGCGGAGAAGACGGGCCTTTCTTTCGGAGTCTTAAATACCCATATTAAGAAGATAAAATTCGGCGAACAAGCGAACGTCCTTAAAATCCTTACGCCTTTGGTCCTTTTGAATCTTACTAATCAGGCATTGGCCCCGGACGCTTCCCCCTATACTATCGTTTCTTGGCTGAAGGTCGTCGCCGGGTACGTCGAAAAGGAAGAAAAGACTTTGACTAATAGAATCGATTTTCGGGAAACGGTTCACCACCTTTTAGAAGTAAAAGATGACGCCGATCGGTCAAAGCGGCTATCCGCGTATTTAAATGCAACGAATAGACAGGATTAATCTTAATAATCGGATCGCCTTAATCGCGGGGGCGGAAGACGATCCAATAATTCAAGAGGACGTGTATTTAAATTGTAAAGAAGATACCGTATTCTTTTTCCAATATTTTATATGGGGTTACGATCCCCGGACGCCGCCTTATCATTTCCCCTTTATCCCCTTTGAAGCACAGGTCGAATATATCAAGGCGATCGACACCGAAATAAAAGAGGGTCGCGGATCCGTAACCGAAAAGTCCCGCGATATGGGGGCGACCTACTTGACTCTGGGCGTTTATCTTAAGCGGTTTCTTTTCGACTCCGACTTTGAAGCCTTATTATTGTCCCTTCGGGAATCCGAAGTAGATAACCCGACGACGTCTTCCCTTTTCGGGAAGATCCGATACATGGCGAAACGCATTCCTTTTTGGCTTATGCCGAAGGGCTTCCGATGGAAGGTTCACGGCGACAACTATCTTAAAATCATTAATCCGGAATCCGGGAATACGATTATCGGCATGGCGACGACGGCGGACGCCGGCCGATCCGGACGGAAGACGGCGGTCCTTGTCGACGAATACGCGGCGATATCCCCCAGGGTCTTAGAAGGGCTTGAAAGATCGCTTCCGGAAGCGACGAATACGATCCACCGCCTTAGTACGCCGCGGGGAATAAACCAATTTAAGCGGGTCCGGGACAAAGGACTTTGCAAAATTCATACCTTGCATTGGACCGCGAACCCCTGGAAGACTGAAGATTTATTTTATTACGATTACCGGGGGATCCGGCGGGACGTATCCGATCTTCCTTATAATCGGCGGTCGACCTATGGATATCTAATCGACGAATCGGGGAAGGTAACGAATCTTAAACTTTTATCTTCCTGGTATGAAAACAAAAAACGCGAATACTTGCACGCCCGGGACGTCGCCCAGGAACTTGACCTTTCTTATTTCGGGTCCGGTATGTGCCGATTCGACGCTTCGACTTTGGAAGAAAAGTCAAAACATTGCAGGCCCGGGAAGCGGGGGCGCCTTATCCGGGTAAACGGGGTAATCGAATTCGTCCAAGCGGCGGACGGTCAAGATTACGAAATAGAAATATGGCAATTCCCGACTTTGCCGTATTACGTCCGGCGGTCCGCCGCCGGTGTCGATACCGCGGAGGGCTTAGAAAAGGGGGATTATTGCACCGCGGACGTTCTTGTCGTCCAGGTCCCCGGGACGGGGGTATATCACGCGGCGGCCTTGCGGGGGCATTGGACGCCGGATATATACGCGGAGAAATTAATAATCCTTGGGGAATACTACGACGGCGGGGCCGAAATCGCCGGGGAAAGGAACAAGGACGGATTAGGGGTCTTGCTAAATATGCGAAAAGCCGGTTATAATAATTTATTTTATGAGACAGGCGCGGGTAATGTTTCGGATCGACTTGGATTCCTTACGACGGAAAGGTCAAAATATGTTATTACGGCGGCCCTTGACGAAGCCTTAAGGACCGGGGAATTAGTTACCGAATCAATAGAACACTTTGGCGAAATGTCTACCTTTTTAAATACTTCCGGTAAGTTAGGCGCAGTCGGTCAAGATCACGACGACCGCGTTATTTCTTTGGCTATCGCGTGGCACGTAATAAAGCAATACGGGAAGCCGGTCCAGAAAGAAGGGCCCCGTCGAATAAATAGAATTACTTCTATCGATACCACAAAATATTAACGAAAGGAATTTATGTCCGCCCTTGTCCAATTTTATAATCGTATTACGAATTTATTCGGAACGAAGTCCGCTTCTTTCGATCGGGTTTCCCGCGGCGGGTCCGGTATCACCGAAGGCCGGACCGGATTCGATCCAATGAAAGACGCGGTATCCTGGGACGACTTCCCGGAACTGGCGACGACCTTTTTTAATTACTTCCCGGATCCGGACGAAGTTCTTTTAAAACTTGGACAAAATTCGGGGATATACCGGGAAATGCTTACCGATTCACATATAGGCGGCTGTCTTCTTCAGCGGAAGGCGAAGACGAAACAAAGATCGATCGAATTCATTCCGGGCGACGCTTCCCCCCGGGCCGAAGACGCGCGGGCCTTATGCGAAAGACAGATCCGGGCGATCCCCCGCCTTCGGAACGTGGTATCGGAAATTTTGAATTCCCCTTTTTACGGGGCGTCCTATCTGGAATTATATTACGACCGCCTTCCGCCGGAGGAAGGGAAGCGGCCGGCCGGGGAAGTAATCCTTAAGGATATAAAAGAAAAACCCTTTGAATGGTTTGCTTGGGACAAGGACGGGACCCTTGGAATTAAAGATCAATTATCCGCGACCTTCTCAATCCGTCCGGTCCCGTCCTGGAAATTCGTCGCCATTGTTTACGATGGGTCTTACGCGAATCCTTACGGGGATCGGGCTTGCAAGCGGGTATATTGGCCCTGGCTTTTCAAAAAGGGCGGTTTCCGCTTCTGGGCCGAATTCATTGAAAAATACGGTATGCCTTTTTTACACGGCCAATTAGATCCGAAGAAATCCGACGAAGATGTCGCCGCCTTCCATGAAATTTTATATAACATGGTCCGTAACGGGATCGTCGTTACGAAGTCCGAAGGGTCCGCGGATAAGATATCCGTAATCGAAACAAGCGGACGACAATCTTCGGCGGACGCTTACCTTCGGTATAAAAACGCCTTGAATATCGAAATAAGTAAAGCGATCTTGGGGGAAACCCTTACGATCGAAAATTCCGAATCCGGATCCCAGGCGGCGACCGAAACCCATAAAGAAGCCTTGAACGAAATCCAGGAAGAAGATCGGGCGACGGTTGAATCGGCGCTTTCGGAAATATGCCGGCGGGTAACGGCCTATAACTTTCCGCCTGAAGTCGCCGCCCCGAAAGTCCTTTTAGTCGATAAAAAGGAATTGAACAAGGCGGCGTCGGAACGGGACGCGATCTTGGCCGAAAAGATAGGGGTCCGGTTCAAGGAAAATTACATTTCCCGGGTTTATTCGATCCCTGAAGGCGATTTCGAAATCCGCGAACCTGTTTCCCCTTCCGCGGCCTTTCCAGGCGCCCAGGCGGGCGCGGGGGCCGGGGAAGAAGGCGGGGACCGGTCAACCAATGGACCGGCCCGGGATAGAGGCTTTAAAAGGGCTTCCGGCGAACCTGGGGCCGGGGAAGAAGGCGAATCCGAAGAAGGGGAAGGGAAAGACGCGGCAAATTTTGCCGATAAAGCGGATTTCGAAATTCAGGTCGGAATAGATCAATACGTCCAGGGCGTCGTATCCAATATCGAAGGTTTAACGGCGCCGATACGGGCGGAAATCTTCGCGGCGATTAAGACGGCGAAGTCTTACGACGAAATGATCGAAAAGATTGTCCCGATAAAGGACCGTGTAAACCAGGAAAAATTTGTCGAAGTATTCGGGGCGGCCCTTAATACCGTTTCGATCCTGGGCCTTTACGCGGCCGAACGCGGGCGGATATAATGGGGACCGTAACGGCTTGCGACTTTATAAAGTCGCCCGGGGAAAGCCTATCCAAACAGGAATTCGCGCGGCGGGCCGTCTACGCCCGGGGCCTTGAACGAAAGCCCTTGCAAGTCCCTGAATCAGTCGCGGCAATGTCCAGGATAGACCGAATAATAAGGGCGGCCGGAAAGGTTTAAAATAATGAAATTTGAGACCGGAAGCCTTCCGCCGGACCTGAAGCGGTCGGTCGATATTATGCGGGCGCGGACGATAACTAATCCGCGGGATTTCTACGCTATGGAATACGGGAACCGCTTAACGTCTTTCACCGTTTCCGGGAATCTTACCAACGGGGCGATCGGGGATATTTTGAAGCGGGCGTCGACGGCGATCCAGGGGGGGAAATCTTACGAAGATTTTAAAAAGTCGATCGATCAAGAAGTCCTTAAAAATATCACGGTCCCGAAGACGGTATTCCGGAACGCGGTTAATAATACCTATCAAGGCGCCCGCTTTGAACAGCAAAACCGGACGAAGTCGCTTCGCCCTTATTTACGATACAAAACTTTCGGGGACGAAAGGGTCCGGCCGAATCACGCCGTAATGGAAGGGATTGTCGCGCCTTTCGATTCGGATTTCTGGGCGAATAATTATCCGCCAAACGGACACGGTTGTCGATGTGCGGCCGAAAGCCTAACCACTTCCCAGGTACGGGCGGAAGGGCTGGAAGTAATGCAATCGCAGGAAGAAGCGACACAAAAGGCGATCGCGGAACAAATTAAAAAAGATGTCCCGCCGTCGGAGGTCGTCGCCCCTATCGCCGATCAAGGATGGGTGGGGCGGCCGATTCCCGGGTCGTCGCCTTGGGCCCCGGTCGCAGAAAAGTTATCGAAATTTGAAAAGGAAAGAACGGTTTCTATACTTACGAAGCCGGTTACGCTTCCTTCTATTCCGAAGACCGTCCCCGAAGCGATCGCCCAGGTCGCGAAGACCGTCCAGGCGGAAGCGGTCGCGGCGAACCCTGAAATTGTTCCGACGTTTAAGACAAGCAAGGAATCGGCGGATTATCTTTCGGAAAGACTTGGGAAGGAACAGGGCGACGTTTTCTTTTCCGAAATTGCCCCGGAACAGGCGAAAGAAATAAGTCAAGCTATCGTCGATCTGGAAAATGATTACAAGATAATGAAATCCATTGACAGTATAGGCACTTCACGGGGGAGTTATTACGGGAGATATTCCGGAAATGGAAGAATAGAATTTAACGATTTTTTATTCGGTCCTGGGAAAATAGAGCAATCTATCTTAGAAAGGTATTGGGAAGAAAATGTAGGGTTACGAACAGGAATAAGCCTATACGATAACGCGATACATGAGTCGGGGCATTTTTTAACTGATTTTGGGATAAGGGAAAAGATAAATAAGATAGCACCGACGATAAAAGAATTAGAGGAAATAACCGGTCCCGGAAATTGGAAAAATGTTTTAAAACTTTGGGAAGAAAGAAAAATCGCGATAAAGGATCCGGCCCTTACCCTCGAAAAATATCTTGGATTCGACGATCCGGATAATCGGGCCCGACTCGTTTATAATGCCTTAAAATATAGAACGGCGAATCTGACGGAAATCCTTTCAACGAATTCAAATCATGATATTCACGAAGCAATCGCGGACGGGTTTACATTGTTTCGTCGCGGCTATAAAGTCC